GATAAAAAGAAAGAGAAAATTAAGGTTCTAAATACTAACGCAGATGTGACAGAAAAGCCTAAAAAAATACGTAATTTGGTACAACACTATAAAAAACTAAAGAGGGAAATTTTAGACAATGAGTCTGAATTTGGTTTTACAGGAATCGCGCTTGTTGAGGGTATAGATATTCACGAAGAAAACTTTGTAGATTTAGTTATGCAAAAAATAAAGGAGCAACAATGAACTATATGGGTATGGGCTATCTTCAGAGGAAGTTAGCTCTTTTTAAGACTGGTGTAGATAAAAGATATCGCTATTATGCTATGGACGACAGAGACAACACACGAAGTATTGTCATGCCTGACAATGTGCGTGAGATGTACAGGTCTGTGATTGAATGGACCGCTAAAGGAGTTGATAGTCTGGCAGATCGCATTATTTTTAGGGAATTCGCTAATGATGATTTTAATGCTTGGGAAATTTTTAAAGCTAATAACCCGGATATCTTTTTTGATACGGCTATTCAATCGGCGCTAATTGCATCTTGTTGCTTTGTGTATATTATGCCAGGGAAGGAAGATAGCCTGCCCAAAATGCAAGTTATTGAAGCGAGTAAAGCAACAGGCATTCTTGACCCGACTACATTTTTGCTGACAGAAGGTTATGCAGTCTTAGAGTCGGATTCAAATGAGAACCCTACATTAGAAGCTTATTTTACAGGCGAAAAAACCTGGTACTATCCCAAAGATGAGAAACCATATAGCATTGATAACTCGACAGGACACCCTTTGCTTGTCCCTGTAATTCATAGGCCAGATGCTGTACGTCCCTTCGGACGTAGTCGTATAACCAAAGCTGGGATGTATCACCAAAAGGCCGCCAAACGTACTTTAGAGCGTGCGGAAGTTACTGCAGAGTTTTATAGTTTCCCTCAAAAGTATGTTCTCGGAATGGATCCTGATGCAGAACCTATGGAAAAATGGCGTGCTACTGTTTCGACGTTATTAGAGATATCAAAAGATGAAGATGGAGACAAACCAACAGTTGGGCAATTTACAACAGCAAGCATGGCCCCTTTCATGGATCATTTAAAAATGTACGCTTCATTATTCGCGGGTGGCTCTGGACTTACTCTTGATGACCTTGGTTTCCCTTCTGACAATCCATCATCAGTGGAAGCCATTAAAGCAGCGCATGAGAATTTAAGAGCGGCAGGACGCAAAGCTCAACGCTCTTTCTCTTCTGGTTTTTTAAATGTGGCTTATATTGCTGTTTGTTTGAGAGATGATTTCCCTTATCTTCGTAATCAGTTCATGGATACTGAAATTAAATGGGAACCTCTTTTTGAAGCTGATGCAAATATGCTAACTTTGGTCGGTGATGGTGCTATTAAGCTTAATCAAGCTATTCCTGGTTTCATGGATGCAGACGTTATTCGGGACTTAACTGGTGTAAAAGGTTCTGACAATCCAATTCCAAAAGCTACGGAGGTGACAACTGATGGTTGATGATGTCTTACCTAAGCTACTAAAATCTGTTCAACAGGATTTTGAAAAGCATTTTGGCAAAAGTGAGGTCGTTGCTAAGGCTTTTGCAGAATTGCAAGCTAAAAAAGCGACTTATAAGACAGTCAACGAGTTTGCTGTAGAGGTTGGACGGCTTTTGTCGTTGGCTCTGGCAAACTCTGTTATTTCTGATGAGTTACCAGATGGTAAAATGTATTATAATATTGCTAATCGTCTCGTGAATGATACACTGAGACATAATTATAAGTTAATTTCTGATTATGCAGGCGATGTCCAGCAAAATTTAAACAAACAGGCTAAAATTAGTTTAAAAATTCAACGTCCACCGCTTAATCAAGATAAAATTGACGGGTTAGTCAATCGTTTGGCGAGTGAACCTGTATTTGACGATGTCAAGTGGCTTCTCGATGAGCCAATTGTTAATTTTAGTCAATCTATCGTTGATGATTGTATCAGAGCTAATGCTGATTTCCACTTTAAAACGGGACTGAAACCAACTATAGAACGTATATCAACAGGTAAGTGCTGCGATTGGTGTGACCGATTAGCTGGTCGCTACGTTTACCACGAAGAACCAAAAGATTTTTACAAGAGGCATCAACATTGTCAGTGTGTTATCGACTATCATCCTAAAAACGGCAAGCGTCAGAATTCATGGTCGAAAAAGTGGACAAAAGAAACTACTGATATACTAGAACGACGCAAACAGATGAATATTGACATCAGAGACAATAACCGTAAGTCTGATATCAAAGAATATAAGGAAATAGTATCCATTTTAGGTACAAAAGCCCCTATTTCTCTAGCTAAATTCCAAGACTTGAAGTATAATGATGGTATAAGATATGAGCGATTAAAAGACCAAGCACACATCCAAGGAAACTTTAAAAACGGAAGTTGGCTAGATAAGGTAAATCCTGAAAAACAAGCTCGGCATATCAAATCAACCGCTGGAGAAGGTAAGAGTTATTTCTTCGATGATGTGGATACCGATGTTTTATACCAAAAGTATAAACAGACTGGTGAATTAATCAAGAATAGAAGGGGACGGACTCATAAGGAACTTATTGATTTACCAGAAGATATTTCGATAGGTATTGATATTTACTCAGGAAATTTAGTAAATGGCCTGACTATTCATTACGGAAAGACCGGATCGCACATTGTTCCAACTTATCATGAAAGGAGAGAGTAATGGAATTATTGCAGTACAATAATAAGAAAATTTCACTTGTTGACATTGATGATGAGATATGGACTGGAACAGCATACTATTGCGATGCTGATACAAATGAGACCCCCGAGGACGTCTTAGTCGTAAAAAACGAGAGAGGATATACAGAAATTTCTGAATCAGAAATCAAATCAATTGAAATCATTTAATAAGCGCTTAGCTAGTGTTGCAAGTGCTTTTTTTATGCTCGAAACAAGGAGGTGGTTTGTCTCCCAGCGAGAGGGTTATCATGCAGTACGATTGAAAGGAAAAAAGTATGGTTACTAAGACGAAAGCAAAGCTTGGCAATCAGCGACCTACTCAATCGGTAAATTTACATTTTGCTAAAACTCTAGCTCATGAAGCCATCAATTACTACAAAAAAACAGGTCTAAGTTGCTACTTGTGGCAAGAGAATATGCTCATACCTATGATGGCTATCAACGAAGATAACCTGTGGGTGCATCAAAAATACGGCTACGCTATTCCTCGACGAAACGGAAAAACAGAAGTCGTTTACATACTTGAGCTGTGGGCTTTGCATAAAGGATTGAAAATCTTGCATACTGCTCACAGAATTAGCACTTCTCACTCTTCGTTTGAAAAAGTAAAAAAATATCTTGAAATGTCAGGATATGTTGACGGAGAAGATTTTATATCAAACAAAGCCAAAGGGCAGGAGCGTATTGAGTTTAAATCTAGCGGTTCTGTTATCCAGTTTAGGACTAGGACATCAAATGGAGGTCTTGGTGAGGGATTTGACCTACTAATTATTGATGAGGCGCAAGAATACACTGCCGAGCAAGAATCAGCGTTGAAATACACGGTAACTGATAGCGATAACCCAATGACTATTATGTGTGGAACGCCACCGACCATGGTATCTACTGGTACAGTCTTTGAATCTTATCGTAAAGAGTGTTTAAAAGGTGACAGACGCTACTCTGGATGGGCAGAATGGTCTGTTGACGAAATGCAACCAATACATGACGTAAAAAGTTGGTATGTTGCCAACCCGTCCATGGGATACCACTTAAATGAGCGTAAAATTGAAGCTGAATTAGGTGAGGATGAAATTGATCACAATATCCAGCGCTTAGGATATTGGCCGTCATTTAACCAGAAATCAGTTATATCTGAAAAGGAGTGGGCTAAACTAAAAGTTGAGCAAGTACCAGAACTCAAAAGTAAGTTATTTGTTGGGATTAAGTTTGGCCAAGACGGTAACAACGTATCATTGTCAATTGCAGCAAGAGCATCAGAAAATAAAGTATTTGTTGAGGCTATTGACTGTTTATCCGTTAGAAATGGAACTCAATGGATTATTAACTTTTTGAAATCGGCTGACATTGCTAAAGTTGTTGTTGATGGCGCAAGCGGTCAAGAATTACTTGCTCAAGAGATGAGAGAGCATGGTTTAAAGAAACCAGAATTGCCTAAAGTTGCTGAAATTATCACAGCTAACACGATGTGGGAACAAGGTATCATGCAAGAGACTATCTGCCACAACGACCAGCCATCTTTGACAGCGGTAGTTACAAACTGCGAAAAAAGGCAAATTGGCTCGAATGGTGGTTTTGGGTATAAATCGCTTTATGATGATAGAGACATTAGCTTAATGGACAGTGCATTGCTTGCGCACTGGATTTGTTACACAACGAAGCCAAAAAGAAAGCAAAGAACCAGCTGTTAAAAAACGACATCCGGAAGGGTGTTTTTTTACTGCTAAAAAATCTACCGAACTGCCGGGAAAGCAGGAGAAAGGACGTTAATATGTCAGAATTTAAAGTTATTGAAACACAAGAAGAGTTGGACACGATTGTGAAAGCTCGCATTGCTCGAGAACGTGAGAAGTATCAAGATTACGACCAACTGAAAACTCGTGTTGAAGAACTAGAAACCGAAAACAGCAGCTTACAAACTGCTTTGAATGATGCTAAATCAAACACTGATAGCTATACAGAGAAAATTACCACTTTGGAAAATCAAATCGCTGGTTATGAGGCAGCAAATTTACGGACAAAGGTAGCGTTACAGTATGGCTTACCAATCGATTTAGCTAATCGTTTGCAAGGCGATGATGAAGACGGGCTCAAGGTGGATGCAGAACGCTTAGCAT